AATAAGAGGATGAGTTATGTTAAAAAATATTATGACGCTATTTCAAAATTTAAAATCAATATTCCTACTCCGGTTATGGCCGGTGTTAGAACACCTATTAGGCAGTATGCTAGTTGCGTGTTGGTTGATGTTGATGATACTTTGCCTAGTATTTTCAGTAGTGATATGGCTATTGGCAATTATGTTGCACAAAGGGCTGGTATCGGTGTTAACGCTGGGAGAATCAGAGGGATTAACTCCAGAATTAGAGGCGGTGAAGTCCAGCACACAGGAGTTATACCATTCCTCAAGAAGTTTGAGGCAACGGTTAAGTGCTGTACACAAAACGGTGTTAGAGGAGGCAGTGCAACGGTTCACTTCCCTATTTGGCACAAAGAAATAGAAGACATTATTGTTTTAAAGAACAATAAAGGTACAGAGGATAACAGAGTGAGAAAATTAGATTACTCAATTCAGTTATCTAAATTATTTTATGAGAGGTTTATAAATGATGAAGAGATTACTTTATTCTCACCACATGAAGTACCTGAACTTTATGAGGCGTGGGGTAGTGAATCGTTTGATGAACTTTATCTTACAGCAGAAAGAAAAACAAGTGTTAGTAAAAAGAAAGTGTCAGCACAAACCTTGTTTTTTGACATGCTCAAAGAGAGAGCAGAAACCGGTAGAATTTATATAATGAATATTGACCATTGTAATTCTCACTCTAGTTTTAAAGATAGAATTTATATGTCAAATTTATGCCAAGAGATTACATTACCTACAGACCCTATTCAACATATTGATGGTGAGGGAGAAATTGCATTATGTATTTTAAGTGCAATTAATGTTGGTAAGATACAATACTTGGAAGATTTAGAAGGATTATGTGACCTTACAGTTAGAGCATTAGAAGAAATTATAGACCATCAAAAATATCCAGTTAAAGCTGCCGAAGTATCTACAAAGGCAAGAAGAAGTTTAGGAATTGGTTATATTGGTCTTGCTCATTATCTAGCAAAACTAAAATTAAATTATTCAGACAAACAAGCATGGAAAGAAGTTGACCAATTAACAGAGGCATTTCAATATTACCTATTAAAGGCAAGTAATGAAGTTGCACAAGAAAAAGGTCAATGTGATTATTTCCATAAAACAAAATACTCGGATGGTATCCTCCCGATTGATACTTACAAAAAAGAAGTTGATGAAATTTCAAACAGAAAACTGTCTATGAAATGGGAACAACTACGAAAAGATATCAAATCACATGGGCTACGACATAGCACACTCTCAGCTCAAATGCCTTCCGAGAGCTCTAGTGTGGTTTCCAATGCTACAAACGGCATTGAACCACCTAGAGATTATTTAAGTATTAAAAAATCTAAAAAAGGTACATTAAAACAAGTTGTACCTGATTATAACAAACTAAAGAACTTTTATACTCTTTTATGGGACATGAAAGGGAACGAAGGATATATAAATATCGTTGCAGTAATGCAAAAGTATTTTGACCAAGCAATTAGTGGAAATTGGTCTTACAATCCCGAAAATTATGAAGACAATCAGGTGCCTGTATCAGTAATGGCACAAGACCTTTTGTCAACATACAAGTATGGTTGGAAGACAAGTTATTATCAAAATACTTATGACGCTAAACGAGATATAGATGAACCAAGTCATCCTGTTGGATGGATTGACAATGTAAAAGAAGAGGCGGCTTTGAGTAATCCTGCTACTGAACATTTAAATGGTCAGTTGCCGTTAGAGGAAGAGGATTGCGACAGTTGTACAATTTAAATGGTAAAGTTTGGAGAACACATCACTCTTGATTTTCTAGGTGTTAAGAAAGAATATACACCAGATTTTTTCAAAGATGTTGTTAATAAAATTGCAAAGGCCACAAAGGTAGAAATACTTAATGTTTCTGAACATGTATTTAAACCTCAAGGATTTACTTTGATTGCTCTTCTAGCGGAAAGTCATATGAGTTTTCATACCTTTCCAGAAAAAGGAATTATCAGTTTTGATTTCTTTACTTGTGGAGAAACTCCTCCTACAGCAGCTTTAGATATACTAAAGAAAGAAATTGAACATGAAAGAATAGTGACACGAAAATTTGATAGGAGTACCGTGAGTTATAAAGAAGACATTGACAATACAGATGGACAAAAGAATTATTATGTTGTAAATAATGTTCTTGAAGATTTTATATCTAAAGAAAAACAACATATAGAAGTATTAGATTTAGCAGAATATGGTAAATCTCTTTTTATTGATGATGAAATACAAGTTGCCGAAAGTGATGAAAACATTTATAGTGGTACAATGGTAGAGGCGTCTTCAAGATTACACTCTGTTAATCAGAATATAGCTGTAATTGGTGGTGGTGATGGTGGTGTTGTGAGAGAATGTCTTGATAAAGGATTTGGAGAGATTGATTGGTTTGAATTGGATCCAGAAGTAGTTAATGTTTGTGAAAAACATTTATCTAAAATTGGAATTAAAGATAACAAATCTGTTAATCGTATTTGGGGGGACGCATTTAAAAGTATTACAAAGATTAAAGATAGAAAGTATGATAAAATTTTTGTAGATTTAAATGATGATGATGAATGTATAAACCTAGCAATAAGTAATATGAAGAATTTAAAAAGAATTTTAAAACTAGACGGTGTTATAGTGACACAGGTTGGAAGTCAAGATAGGGCACCAAAGCAGGTGGATAAATGGCTTGATGTATTTTATAATCATTTTGAAAATGTAGGAAATATAGCAAGATTTATTCCAAGTTTTGATTGCAGTTGGAATTTTATATCAGTAAAGGGAATGAAATAAATGAGTAGAAGTGTATTTAATAAAGCAAAAGGTTTAGATTTCACAAAGCAACCAATGTTTTTTGGTGAAGATTTACAAGTACAACAATATAGTGATATGAAATATCCTATATTTGATAAGTTAAATCAACAAGCATTAGGTTATTTTTGGAGACCAGAGGAAGTTTCTTTACAGAAAGATAGAAACGATTACCAAGAACTATCTGAACAACAAAAGTTTATATTTACATCTAACTTAAAGTATCAAACTATGTTAGATAGTGTTCAAGGTAGAGGACCTTGTTTAGCATTTTTACCATTTGTATCTAATCCTGAATTAGAGGGTTGTATTGTCACATGGGATTTTATGGAAACAATTCATAGTAGAAGTTATACATACATTATTAAAAATTTATATTCTAATCCAAATGAAATATTTGATACAATCATAGAAAACGAAAAGATTGAACAAAGAAGTAAATCTGTTACAAAAACCTATGATGAGTTAATTGAAATGGGTTATAAATGGCACCTTAATAAAGATAAGGTTGATTTATATGAACTTAAAAAGAAAATGTACCTTGCAATGGTAACTGTAAATATACTAGAGGGTTTAAGATTCTATGTATCATTTGCTTGTTCATTTGCATTTGGTGAATTAAAACTTTTAGAAGGTTCTGCTAAAATTATATCTTTTATTGCAAGAGATGAAAGTCAACACCTTGCAATGTCACAAGCTATCATTAATAATTGGCATGACCGTAATGATGACAAAGACATGTTAAAGATTAGAAAAGAAGTTGAGAAAGATGTTTATAAGATGTATGACGAAGCTGTAGAAGAGGAAAAAAGGTGGGCAACATATCTATTTTCACAAGGAAGTATGATTGGGTTATCAGAAAAACTGTTACACCAGTTTGTAGAATATATGGCAAACCGAAGGATGAAAACGATAGGTCTGAAACCAAGTTACGAACAAAAAACAAATCCTCTGCCGTGGGTAGACCATTGGCTGAACAGCAAAGGAATGCAAAACGCACCACAGGAAACTGAAATAGAATCCTATGTTATCGGTGGTATCAAACAAGATGTCACTAAAGACCAATTCAAAAAATTTAAATTATAATGGCATTAGAAAAACGAAAAAATACCTGTTCTTCCTGCGAAACTAAATATACTATAAGTTGGGATATTGAAGAGCAAGACTTGGAACCAATAACTTGCCCATTTTGTGGCCATGAGGTAGAGCATGAAGAATATGAAGAAGAACGACACGAAGACGAAGAAGGAAGAGGACTGGACGAGGACGAAAGTTGGAATTGATTATAGTCTAACAAGCCCAGCAGTCCACATTGAAGATTTTAAAACAGGTACCTTTTCATTTCATTATCTGACAAATAAAAAGAAATGGACAGGTAGAATAGGTGAAAATATTACTGGTTATGAACATAAAGAATGGAACGACCCTATTGAAAGATTCGGATATATCTCCGATTTTGTTATGGACTTACTTTCCCCATACATACGACCACTTATTTTCATTGAAGGATATTCCTTTGGTTCAAAAGGCCAAGGTTTATTTCAAATTGCTGAAAACTGTGGTATTCTTAAATACAGATTACTACAAGAAACATATGGTTACAATACAGTTGTACCTAGTGTTGTTAAAAAAGGTGCTACAGGAAAAGGTAACGCCGATAAAGATATGATGTACGAAGCGTTTGTAAAAGAATTACCAGAATATAACTTGAAAAAATTATTTGATACCGAAAAGGTAGGCAATCCACTATCAGATATAGTAGATAGCTATTATGTGAAAAAGGTTGGTTATGAAAATCTATCTATTTAATACCAAAAAATCATCACTACCATTTTTAAAAGCATTTTGTGATAAAAAGGAACATGAAGTCTTTACTGCTAAAGAAAATGAAAGTGCAAAAGGTAAAGGTGCTGATAGATTTAATGATTACAGTTGGCCTACATGGAACGGTGTAATACCAGATGTTGCAATATTTCAAGGTTTAATTAGAGGTACAAAACAAGTACATGATTTTTGCGTATCAGAGGGTAGAGAATGGTATTATTTTGACCAACCTTATTTTTTTAGTAATGATTATCAACAATCAGACACAGGCGACAGATGGTATCGTATCTGTAAAAACAATACTCAAAAAAATTATTTAGAAAAATCTTATAAAGTTGA